AAAATAGTAGAAGCTATAAATCCAGCAATTAAATCTTTTGTTGAATTTACAAATAAATTAAAAATACAGTCTGTTGAGGCACAAATAAAAGAATTAGAAAAAACATTGAATAGAGGATTCAAAATAAAAAAACCTGGCGGGTTAATTACTGGCGGAATACCTTTTGAGATTGATGAAAAAGAAAAAGAATTAATAAAACAAAAAATAAATTTACTAAAAGAACAATTAGGAGTTCTTAAAGGCATTAAAAAAGAGCAAAAAATAATAGTTGAGGTAATAGAAGAATTGAGTTTTGGACAACAGGTTTTTATTTCGTTAAGAAATGGTGCGCAAGAATATTTAAAGTCAATACAAGATGTTTCTAAACAAATGCAAGATGCTTTTGTAAATGCATTTAAAGGGATGGAAGATGCTTTAGTACAGTTTGCTATTACAGGAAAATTGAATTTTAGTAATTTTGCAAAATCATTATTAGATGACATGACAAAAATAATAATACGACAAAAAGTTATGTTGCCTATGCTGAAAACTATTAATAGATCATTTAATTTAGGTTTAGATTTTAATGCTACAGGTGGTGTATTCAATAAGCAAGGTAAAATGCAAGGTTACGCCAAAGGTGGAATAGTAAACAAACCTACAGTTTTTCCTTTTGCTAATGGTGTAGGTTTAATGGGAGAAGCTGGTGCAGAAGCAATTCTTCCTTTAAAACGAGGTCGTTCTGGTAATTTAGGTGTCGAAGCATCTGGCAATAATAAAACTAATATTGTTGTTAATGTGGATGCATCGGGAACAAGTTCGCAAGGCAGCAATCCAAACGCTACAAGGTTTGGTGAAGAATTAGCATCTGCGATACAAGCTGTCATAATTAATGAAAAACGTGTAGGAGGGTTATTAAATTAATGGCGAATTTCAATACTGATGTAAACCTAACACCTGATTTTGGTAATGTTGTAAGAAATACTCCAAAATATAATGTTATTAAGTTTGGGGATGGTTTCGAACAGAGGTTAACGGAGGGGCTGCATCAAAATTTTAGAACAATTGATTTACAATTTACTAATATAACTGAAACAGAAAGTGATACATTAATAAGTTTTCTTGAGGCAAGATTAACTAATAATAATGAAAGTTTTGACTTTACACCATTAAACGATGTACAAGGTAAATTTATTGTTGATGGTGATTATTCAAAAGCAATACCTTATGCTAATCGTGCAACAGTTACAGTAAAGTTTAGAGAAGTTTTTGAAAATTAATGGCAATACCATTTGAAGAATTAAATAAAGTAAATCCAAGTTCTATTATTGAACTTTTTGAACTTGAATTAACTGTCGGCTTGCATATTCCTACTGGCAATCCAAATAATTTAGCAACTGTATTTAGATTTCATGGTGGAGCTAAAGGTGTACCATTTGAAAATAACCAACATTTTGGAAAAATAAGGTTTAATAGTCAAGATTATCAAAGAATAGCAGTTAAAGCTGAGGGTTTTGAAGAAACATCATCTGGGGCATTACCAAGACCGACTTTAACTTTTAGTAATTTAGGTGGTATTTCAAGAACTAATGAACAGGGCATAGAAAGTACAATACCATTTAGTGACTTCTTGGCTTTTATTAATGATGTAACACCAGGTAATGATTTGCTAAATGCAAAAGTAACAAGACTTTTACCACTAGCCTCATCTATTGCCAATTTTAACTTTACAGGCACTAATCCATACGGTACTCCTAGCGCAGATAGGTTAGAAGATAGAATATATTTTATTGATAGAAAAGCAGTTGAAAATCGAGAAATTGTACAATTTGAATTATCAAATCAACTTGATATGGAACTAAAAAAAATACCAGCTAGAGTAGTCACAAGAGACTTATTCCCTTCTGCTGGAAGATTTATATGATGACATATTATTCTTGGGCAGAAGATGCATTTAATCATGCCATAGAATGCGATCCTGAGGAGAGTTGTGGTTTAGTGTTAAATATTAAAGGTAAAGAACTTTATTGGAAATGTAAAAATATTTCAAGTAATTATAAAGAAAAATCTTTTGTTATAGATCCTTTAGATTATGCTGATGCTGAGGATCAAGGTGTAGTTTTAGGCATAGTACATAGTCATCCTGATGGTTTGTTGGAATTTAGTGAAGCTGATAAAATAAGTTGTAAATATAATGATTTACCTTTTTATCTTGTTGATCCAAAAAGTGAATCTATTATAAAAATAATACCTGATGAAATAGATGATTAAAGTAAAGATTTATGGTCGATTAAGAAAATTTATTGGTCAATCTACATTTAAAATTGATGCAAATTCACCAAAAGATGCTTTTAGTTTTTTAATAAATAATTTTAAAGGAGTTGCAGAACATATTAAGGATCAAGAATATTGTGTTATGGCTGGTAACATACGTATTACACCTAAATTATTAGATTTACAGACAACTAAAGATATAAAGATAATACCAGTAATACATGGTGAAATACTGCCATTTTTATATGCTTTTGCTAAAGATATTATATATGGGTATTTAGTCACTTATGCAATAAGTTTGGTTAGAAAAGGTATAGATGATTTGTTTAGAAAGCCAATTGAACCAAATTTACCAATTGATGAACAAGATCCTAGTTTTACATTTACAGGAACGACAAATATTAGCAAACAGGGTGTTCCAATTAATATTGTTTATGGTGAAACTTTAATTGGCACTAATACTGTCAGTGCAGATGTTGACACATTACAGGTTATAAATACATGACAGAAATCACAGGAATTATTAATACAGGCTCGGAACCTCTTTATGTTCAAGCAGCTAAGTTACCTGATGATGGACTTAAATCTATTGATTTTACAACTTTAGTTGACATTCTATCAGAAGGACAAATAGAAGGTAGTGCAACAGCATCGAAAAATGGAATAACTGATCAGACATCTACTGCTTATAAAAATAGTTTTTTAAAAGATTTGTTTTTGAATGGTCAACCAGTATTAAAAACAGATGCAGATGTAAATAATCCAGTAGCATCAGATAAAAACTATACAAGTACTACTTTTCAATTTCAAGATGGCACTGCTAATAATGCAATTCTTGATGGTAGAGGTAGTTTTGATGAATTAAAACCAGGTGATACAGGTTTTGGGGAGATTGGTCAAACTGTAGATTTTCCTCAAGGGGCATCAAGCGCAACACCAAGAGAAGCTACCATAAGTCAGACTGATACAGATAGAGTTAAAGTAAGGGTTGAATTTGAGGCGTTAAGAACTATTAGAGATGACGGTAATATTGAACCGACAAGTGTAAATTTACAAGTTAAAATTGATCCAAATAATTCATCAACACCGATAATAGCCATAAGTGATACAGTAACTGGCAAAAGTCAATCTTCTTACAGTCGTGACTATGGTATTACTTTAAATAACATTACTGGTTATAACACTAATACAAGTGGTGCTTCTGGATCATTTTTTCCTATATCGGTAATCTTAACAAGAACTAATGACGAGGGAGATAGTTCTAGAACTGTAAATAAAATGAAATTAGCTGGTGTTACAAGGATAATAAATGAGCCACAAAATTATCCTCATGTTGCTTATAGCTCTTTAAGATTTAGTGCTGAAGAATTTCCCTCACTGCCCTCAAGGGTATTAAGAATAAGAGGGAAAAAAGTAAAAATACCAGGAACTTATACAGATAGTAATAATACAACTTATACACCAACGGTAGATCCAAATAATGGTAGGATAATCTATCCAACAGGATATATATTTGCAGGTAATTTTCAATCTGCAAGGAAATGGACGAGTGATCCAGCTTGGATTTTATATGATCTTTTAGTCACAAATTCTGAAAGAACATCAGAACAGCAATACGGTTGTGATCTGCCAGAATCTGCTATAGATAAACAAAATTTTTATAGTATCAGTAAATATTGTAGTGAACTTGTAGATGATGGTACTAATAATGGTACAACAGAACCACGATTTTCATTGAATGTAAATATCAGAACACAAAGAGAGGCTCTCAAACTTATTAATGATATCTGCAATGTAATGAATGCAATACCTTTTTATAGTGAAGGAACAATAAAGATATCGCAAGATGCGCCAAAAGATATCACTGATCCCGATAAATTAGAGTTTGATTATGTATTTAATAATAGTAATGTTGTTAATGGTCAATTTGTATATAGTGGCTCATCAAGCAAAACTAGAAGCAATGTTATAAATGTATCGTATCTTGATCTTGAAACTCAAGAAATTGATTATGTAACGGAAAAAGATTCTGATTTAATTACTAAATATGGCGCGATTGTAAAAACTATAAAAACTTTTGGAACGACTTCCAGAGGTCAGGCGCATAGAGTTGCAAAATGGTATTTAAATACTCAAAAAAATACTACTGAAACTTGCGTATTTGAAACTAATATTGCAGCAGGTGCGATTTTACATATTGGTAATATTATAGGAATTGCTGATAGAGTCAAGGGTGGCACAAGAAGAGGTGGTGTTGTTAAAAGTGCAACACAAACAGCCGTAACAATAGATGATGTTACGCAGACTGATTTACCTGTTACATCTAATATTGCATCTAACAAACCAACAATAAGTTGTATGTTAAATACAGGCCTTGTTGAAACAAAATTTATAGCGCAAAATGGTATATCTAATAATGTAATAACATTAAAATCTGGGGAAAGCTTCAGCAGTGCGCCTGTTGCAAATAGTTCTTACATAATTGAAGAAGAAAATTACAAAGCAACAAGCTGGAAAATTATAAATATTAAGGAAACAGAAAAAAGAACTTATGTTATAAATGCAGTAAAACATCATCAGGCAAAATACAACGAAGTTGAAGGTACAAATAGTACTAACCTTCCTACAAGAGTTGATACAAATGTTTTATTTAGGGCTTTAGAACCACCTACAATTGCTACAGTTGAAGAAAAAATAATTGTTATAAATAACAGGGCAGTTCCTAAAATTTTTATTGATTGGCCTACGGTTGATAAAGCATCAAGTTATATTTTGCAATATAGAAGAGGAGATACAAATGGTAATAAAGATAATTACACTTCTGTAAGTACGCAACAGTCGCATTTTGAAATAGTACAAACGGATTTTACTGCTGGTACTTTTGATTTAAGAATTTTTTCTGTTAATGGTGCTGGACGTTTATCTAGACCATATGAAACAAATGATATACCTTTAGCAGGTTTATCTGCTACACCAGAACAACCACAAAATTTAGAATTAGAACCTATTAATAATTATCAAGTTAGATTAAGTTGGGATCAAGCTATCGCTAAAGACGTAGTTTTCGGTGGCAGATGTGTAATAAGACATACTGGTAAAGATCTGGCAAATGCAAAGTTTAGTGATTCTATAGACT